GAAGAAAGTAGAACAAACAAATTTTTTCAGAAATTTGCTAACGAAATCTAAAATAATATTATTTCTTTTATTTTTATTCTTAAGTACGGAAAATATTTCTCCTCATGCTCCAGATGATGAGAAACTAGGACCATGTTATTTAAAACATAAAAGAATTAGTGAACTGAAAATTTTTAATGAGAAATTAAAAAAAGAAAAACCAAATTTATTTGTATTAGGTGTTAGAGAGTCATGGGAAAAAAGCATGATAGATACTATTCCTAATTATGAAGTATGGAATGATTTTGGTTATATTGGAGCATGGCAAATCCATGTAAAATATTTACCTTCATTAGGAATACATGGAGTTACTTTAGAAGGATTTAAAGAAAACCCAGATGAAGTATTTCCTTTTGAAATTCAATTACAAGCCGTTGAAACGTTAATTGAAAGAAATATAAATCATCTCGGATGGTATTTTGATTATTACCCAGGTAGAAGAGCAAGAGGAGTTAATATTACTGAAGAGGGTATGATTTATGGTGCTCATTTAGGCGGAGCTTATGGTTTAAAGAAATTTCTTAGATATGGTATAAATCCAAGAGATGATTTTGGAACAAGTATAAAAGATTATCTTAATTACAAAAATACATTTTGGTATCAACTTTAATTTTATGAAAATAGATAAAAAAGAAAGAATAAGTAGAGCATCAAGTATAATATTTGAATGTCAAAGCGAAATGAGTGTTAGCCAACTTGAAAAATTAGCAAATGCTGCATTAAATATTCTTTATCCTGAGAAAAGAAAAAAGGAATATATAAAATAAAAAATGGCTTTAAATTGGGAAACTACAGATACGCAATGTTTTGTAGATCAAAAACACAAGATGATGCTCATACAAAATCCTGGATGGGCTCTTAATAAAGATAATGGAAAGGGTGACTCGATAGGTAGAACCTTTATTTCTTATTTTAATTACAAAGACGAAAGATTTTTAGAAGGTATAGAAGATTGTTGGGTCAAAAAAGAAAGAAATTGGTTCTGGAAATTACTAGGTAAAAAGTATTATTATCAAGGATATAGATATCCAACACATTATGATGAAGATTTATCTAGAGATCATGTTGCTTATACAATTTTTGCATTTAAATATAGTGAATACTATTCAAAGGACAAACTTAAAGAATTTGTAAAACATATACGATTTAAAATTAGTAAAAGATTTAAATTTACTATAAATTTATGGTTTTGGTCAAGAGCAATTTGTGGATCTAAATTTTATGAATGGTTATTTTATACTATTGAAATTCCATATTTCAAAATAATTAGACTATGGAATAAAATAATTTATAAAATAGCACCATTCGAAAGAGAAAATTCACAAGATGAATGGATTAAAATACAAAATGAATTAAAACCAAAAAGAATAGTTAAATTAGCTAGTCTTTTATTTCCTATTTATGCACTTCATAATAAATCTTGGCAAATTTATTTAATGCCAGATTCTAAAAGAAAAAGAAAATTACAAAAAATATGTTTGGATTTAGCTCCAAAATATAATTATGTAATCAAAATGTTATTAGGAGATAAAAAATCTTTCACAAAAAAAGCTGTATGGAATTATAAAAGTATGACATCAGGTAGATGGACTGGAATTTTAAATCCATGGATAAATGATAGAGATATGAATATTATAAAAGATGAAAAACTGTTAAAATTTAATGTCCAAGATGTTGATTACGTAAGAAATCTTTACAACACAATTCAGTGTAAAAAATATGTATAAACGGTTTAATATATAAAATAAATATAAATGCAACAACATGTATTTTTTCAAAATATAGGGCGAAAACAAGCAACATTAAAACAAAATTCAACATATTTACATAATTCTACTATATTAGAAATAGTAAATAACTGGTTTTATATAAAACAAATGATGCATAAATATAAAGAAGAAAAATTACATGAAGTTGATATATTAGAAAAAGAATGGTTTGATTTTATTTTGCAAAATGATATTAATATAGAAAAATACGAAAAAGTAGATAAATTTATGGATGATTATTTAAAAAAATAAATTTTAATGAGTGAAATTAAAATTCCCCCAATAAAAAAAGTTATTAGTATTATTGACTCTTGTATTAATGTAAAACAATTAAAAACTTGTGAAAAATTAGCTGACTTTTACACTGCATTAAGTAAGAAAAAAGGTGTTATAAATTACTCCTTAGTTAAAGAAATTCTTTATATTAAAATAAGTGAAAAAAGAGAAGAATTTTTAATGACATACAAGTTTAAGGGAAAAATACGTAGAAGAAAAATAAAAGAAAAAGAGCTAGAATATGAATTAATTGAAAACTTTTCATAAATGAGAGCTAAATTCGTAAATGAAAACATAAAAGATATTTTTCTCACGGAACATAACATTCTCCATAAATTTTTAGTGATATATAAAATATAGTACTTTTTTAAAAAAACATTTGTCAGATAATTTTGAAACTGAAGCTAATATAGATAGTTCATTTGGAGATCTTGATGGGGTAGAAGTAGCAGGAAGTACTGTAACGGGAAATGTTACTATAGATGGTAGTTTAATCATCAAAGGATATAATGATGCATCATTATATTGGATATCTGTAACCGCTGAAGGGGAACCTTCAGCGAATATAATAAAATAATTTAAAAAAATCAAAAAAATATTTTTTTATTTAAAAAAAAGTGTTATATTTGTAAAACTTATTAAATTAAATTTAATATAAACATATAAAACATATAAAACATATAAAAACAAACAAAACGAGATGATAACGACTTTAACATATAGTCCCTTTCAGTTACCACAAACCCAACTTTGTGAAGAGCTATTTTATGCTTTTATGAAAGGAGGATTAGGTTAAAGGATATTGTCATACTCAATATAATCTTCACCCTCCTTTCGAAAGACAGGAGGGTTTTATTTTATATAAGGAATTAAGTTCTTTGACGTATTAAAAAATGTCCGGGTGGCCGAGTGGATTTAGGTGGATGCTTGCAACCCATCATAGACAGGTTCGATTCCTGTTCCGGACTCCAATGATCTTTGACGTATTGTAATAATGTGGATCTAGCTGAGTTGGATCAAGCGCCAGATTGAAGCTCTGGAGTAGGTGGGTTCGAGCCCCATGATCCACACAACATATGGCCGTATAGTTTAGAAGGCAAAAAATACGAGATTTGTAACCTTGAGCACTCAGTTCGATCCTGAGTATGGCCTCAAAATTGCCCTTTGGTATAATGGATAATTACGTCAGGTTTTGGTCCTGAAGATCTAAGTTCGATTCTTAGGAGGGTAACTAGCATTTTTTTGTACTTTTTTCTTGAATATATAAAATAAAACTTATATGTCAAGAAAAGAAAAAAAATATCATTACATTTATAAAACAACGTGTTCTTTAACAAAAAGATATTATTATGGAATGCATTCAACTAATAATCTTAATGATGGTTATTTAGGTAGTGGTTCTGAATTAAGTAAATCTATTAAAAGATACGGAAGAGAAATACATTCTAAAAAAATTTTAGAATATTTATTAAATAGAAAAGAATTAAAAGAAAGAGAAATTAAAATAATAAGTAAAAAAATATTACAAGATCCTTTATGTATGAATTTATCAAAAGGTAATGGATCAGATTTTGGATTAGGATTAGTTACAGTAAAAGATAAAAATGGAAAAACATTTAGTGTTTCTATAAATGATTAAAGATATTTAAGTGTAGAATTAGTTTATAACCTAAAAGTAAAATTTACAGTAAAAGATAAAAATGGAAAAACATTTAGTGTTTCTATAAATGATTCAAGATATTTAAGTGGAGAATTAGTTCATAATTTTAAGGGACATGTTACAGTAAAAGATAAAAATGGAAAAACATTTAGTGTTTCTATAAATGATTCAAGATATTTAAGTGGAGAATTAGTTCATAATTTTAAAGGAATGCTAAATGTAAAAAATAAAAATGGAAATATTTTTTCGGTTTCTAATAATGATCCAAGATATTTAAGTGGAGAATTAGTAGGTATATGGAAAGGACAAAAACATTCTAAAGAAACCATAGAAAAAATGAAATTATCTCAACAAGGAAAACAAAAAGGATATAAAAATTCTCAATTTGATACTTGTTGGATAACGAATGGAAAACAAAATAAAAAAATAAAGAAAGAAGGTTTAATTCCTAATGGTTGGGAATTAGGAAGAAAAATAAAGTTGAAATGAAACGGGTGGTGACCAGGGCTAAGGCGACGGTGCATTGGAAGCATCGTTTGAAGCGTTCGATCCGCTTCCACCCGACAATATTACGGGGTGTAGCGCAGTCCGGTAGCGCGCCTGGTTTGGGACCAGGAGGTCGTCGGTTCGATTCCGGCTATCCCGACTTAATTGCCTCTATAGCAAAATGGTAAAGCATCTGATTTAGGATCAGAAGGAGAAATCTATTATGGGTTCGAGTCCCATTAGAGGTACAAAAAAAATTGCCTAAGTGGCGGAATTGGTAGACGCGCCGGTCCAAGGAACCGGTTCTTATAGAGTGTGGGTTCGAATCCCATTTTAGGCACTGTGAACATTTTGTACCTTGGTTTTATGATATATAAAATAAACTTATTATGCCAAGAAAACAAAAAAAGTATCATTTTATTTACAAAACAACTTGTAATGTAACAAAAAGATTTTATATTGGAATGCATTCAACAGATAACTTAGATGATGGTTATTTAGGAAGTGGAACAAGATTATGGTATTCAATTAACAAGTATGGAAAAGAAAAACATGTTTGCAAACCAATAGAGTTTTTTAATAATAGAAAAAAATTAAAAAAACGTGAAAGTGAAATAGTAAATGAAGGTTTATTAAAAGATCCATTATGTATGAATATATCTCTAGGCGGCGAAGGCGGATTTCATAATGAAACTCATCGAAAAAAATTTCTTGAAAAAAGCAAAAAAACAAGATGGGGAAGTAAACATAATAATAATATTTTAAGAGAATTATGGAAAAATGAAGAATGGAGTAAAGCAATAAAAAATAAAATTTCGGAAAAATTAAAAGGTAATACTGTTTGGGTTGGTAGAAAACATTCTGAAAAATCTAAAAGAAAAATAGGATTAGCAAATTCTATAACTCAAAAAGGAGAAAGAAATTCACAATATGGAACTTGTTGGATAACAAATGGAAAAGAAAATAAAAAAATTAAAAAAGGAGAAATTATTCTTAATGAATGGAGATTAGGAAGAAAAATGAAATAATGAAATATATTGAATAGGGAATATCAATTATTTTCTTTTGATCTAGTGGACTAGGATACCAGCATGCAGGAAGTCACAGGTTCGAATCCTGTAAGGAAAACCAGATATTCTCTATATGGCGCCGTCTTCTAACTGGACAGGAACCCGGACCTTCAATCCGTGAGATGCGAGTTCGACTCTCGTCGGCGCTACTTTTAATGGGGATACTGG